GGGAGCTCTCTTTTATAGAAAGCTCCCACTATCTCTGCTGACTTTGTCGGCTGGACCATTTATTTGGTCCTACCATTTGGGGAGGTAACAGGAAATGTCAGTGCGGCAACGACGCGATGGTCCCTACAATACTCCTTACCAAAAGATTGGTAATGGGCAAGCATGGGACCCAGCTCGTCAGCAATGGATGACTCCGGGATCTGATGTTTATTTCCCGCCGTATCCATGGCAGACGTATTTTGAGAGAGACCTTACTTGCAGTGATGAACTGCATAAAGGCCCTCCTTATCGATCAGGCGGACCCTTCTTCCTGATTAGGCAATCTTGCCCTCATACAGTAGTTGCTACTGGTGAGTTCAAGATACCTAATTATAACAGGTATGTTGGATCGTTCGTCTTTTCGAAGCCGCCAAGCCTTTATGGCGATTGGCAGAGCTTAAGTACGCCTACCGCAATGACGTTTGGTGCCACGGCCTGGAATAAATTCAGGCCGACCAAGTCCAAAGCATCGCTAGGTCAATTTATCGCGGAGTTACGCGATATGCCTAGCATGTTTAGGTTTAGACTCAAGCAATTTAAAGACTTGGGTTCTAATTACCTGAACTATCGGTTTGGCTGGCGCCCTTTCGTTAAAGACATTATAGACTGGTATGAAACAGCCTGTAAGGTCGATAACTATGTTGCCAGAATCCGTAAAAACAACGGAAAATGGCATCGAAAGGGTGGCACATTGCGCAATACCACAGAAACGATACAGTATAATGATGGTAATAGGATTTATCCTGTTCTATCATCATACTACTATCCTGGGTATGCGCCGACCATAAGCAAGACGACCAAAACGGTCACCGACAAAATCTGGTTTAAGTCTGTTTGGAAGTATTACATTCCTAGTTTGGATGCAGATCCAGCTAAGAGTGTATTCTCCTCACGCTTACTCCGGAGATTGTACGGGATGGAGATAACTCCATCGCTTGCTTGGGAACTGTTACCTTGGTCATGGATGGTCGATTGGTTTGGTAATGTTGGTGATTTAATGGCCAACATTAGCGCTGCCAGTTACGACAATCTTGTGGCCAAATACGCTTACATTATGCGTACTAGGCGGATCTCGTATAATACTATACAAGATCAACCTCTTACCATAGGTAAGTCGTTGCGACTGAACGGTACCTTCTTTGTCGAAACGAAGGAACGTGCAGCTGCATCCCCTTATGGGTTTGGTCTTGACTGGAATGGATTTTCTACCAGTCAATTGGCGATTCTTGCCGCGCTCGGGATATCTCGAACGTAAGTCGCAGGAATGACTGCCCGTGGTATCACGGGAACAATCTTAACATTAACTAGGAGGCAAGTCTACCATGTTCGCAGATCCACAGTCAGTTACCATCAATGCTGTACCCGTGTCGTTACCCAGAGTTTCCATTGGAACCTCTGATTCGACATACCGTTCAGCCGACGAGACTGTCAAGATGCGTATTTCGCATCAAGACTCCAAGGGTCGGAAGCGCAGAATGGTCCGTTTGGACAAGACTGTTATTGCTGCCGATCCTCTGACCGCTGAGAATTCTTCTCAGACGGCTGGAATCTATATCGTAGTCGATGAACCCACTTTTGGGTTCGCCGATGCAGATCTAGATTATCTCGTCGATGCTCTCATTGCCTGGTTATCTTCGGCTAATATAGCGAAGTTACTCGGTGGTGAAAGCTAACGGTGAGTTCGCTCACCTGGACGACCATCCAAAGATTAGATCTTTGGGTGTGGGCGCGCAGCAGAATATGCTGCGTATCCTTTACTCCAGGGAATTTGCTAAGGTATATTCCTCATAGAGGAATTTATCTTGGCTTAATTCGCAAACCTGGGTGTAGCGATGGTACTAGTTAGGCTGTGGGTTGGGTTGCTCGAGAGGAGCAATCCTCTCCGCAGCCCCGAACGTGGCTGGATTTCCTACCTCCAGTAGGAGGGGAAATGAAAAGCCACGTAAGAGACTATGTATCCTTTTGCGAATGCATCTTTATAGATGCATTTGCAAAGTGCTACGCCGACAAAGCTAGCATGATACGTGACCTAGAAACATTAAAGGCACGTATCGCACACGAGGGGTTATCGTTCTTAACGATTACCCTGCCAACCTTCGGTCAAGATTTCGAAAGATGTCTTGATCGAAGGAAGGTAACCTCTAATTCGTTTCCTGGTTGGAAACGGAATCTGTCTCTCCCTGCATTTTTGCAAGGTTTGACAAGGCTCGTGTTTGATGCTAGGACAGGAGGACTACTTGATGTACCAGATATTGCAGCAGTTGAAGGAATACGCCAAATTGCTTATTCCTTCAAGAAACTGTCGCTTCCATGCACTCCCAAACGAGAGCACATGGCATTGTCTGGGTTTCAAGAGATTGAGCGTACTCTTTCAGACTCCATGTTTCCTGGAGACACCGATCTTTTTCATAAGATTAGTGATCTTCTGTGGGGCAATGTACTTGGTCAGGGTTACGATCCTGTCAGATACATTCCTAAACATGGACCTGGACAAACTGCAGAGCATATTTCGGGTAATCGGAAATATGCTCACCGCTGTTGGCACGAACGGTTAGAACCGTTCTTTCCTTCTGATATCTATCTAATGGCGAGTTTAGAACACGCTACAGATGATACAGATGGTCTCAACACCGTGCAGTATGTCCCTGAGGAACAAGAGCTACCCGTAAGGATAGTTTGCGTTCCAAAGACTCTGAAAGGACCACGGATAATAGCGATCGAGCCTGTTTGTATGCAGTATGCACAACAGGCCCTATCTGAGCGTATCATACGCTCGATAGAAACTTCAAAATTAACTGGTGGTCATATAAATTTTAGCGACCAATCAATTAATCAGAAGTTAGCTATTAAAGCTTCAGAAGACACCTTAATGGCAACATTAGATTTGTCTTCTGCGAGCGACCGCGTACCGCTGTCTCTCGTATCCCTCATGCTGGACTGCAATCCTGATGTTAGGGATGCGGCCTTGGCATGTCGGAGCAAAGCTGCGCAAATGCCATCAGGTGAAATAATTCACTTGAAGAAATTTGCGTCCATGGGATCCGCTCTGTGCTTCCCGATAGAGTCGATGTATTTCTTTAGTGTAATACTAACGGCTCTATTTAAGAAGTACAAGCTTCCTGTTACTTTCCGTAATATCTATAAGATGTCACGGAAGGTCTACATTTACGGAGATGATATAATTATCCCCGTAAATGAGGTGGATGCTGTTACTGAGACCTTGACTAGTTTTTATTGCAAGGTCAATGCACATAAGTCTTTCTGGAATGGTAATTTCAGAGAGTCTTGTGGTATGGACGCGTACATGGGCGAATGTGTTACACCAACATATATACGCCAAGTACGTCCCAGTAACAGGGGTGAGGCCACGCAAATTATTTCTTGGGTAGAAACTCGTAACCACTTCTATAAGAAGGGTTATTGGAGAACGGCTGACTACATGAAATCAGTTGTAGAATCAGTCGTTGGCATTCTGCCGACTATCCGAGAGAATTCGCCTGGTTTAGGGTGGATCAGCTACCTTAAAGAATATTCTAAGGATCGCTGGAATAAGAAGCTCTGTAGATACGAAGTTCGTACCTATGTTGCTTCACCGGTGTACCGAAAGGACGTTCTAAAGGGCTGGTCTGCCCTACTCAAATGTTTTCTAAATATGGAAAGAAGACCCTCGGAGGGTCAGCAATCTGTAGATAGCGAACATTTGAAGAGAAGCCCACGGTCCGGCACCGTCAGCATAAAACGCCGGTGGACCACACCATATTAATAGGTGTGGATGAGGCTTAGGCCTCGAGGGGGCAAACCGCAACTAAGTTCCAAGTCCAATAGGTCTGCCTACCTCGTCCTTTAACGAGGTAGGTTCGATTTAAGACATCTTGGGATATTGGGAACCGGGCAGTGCATGCCCC